TCTTGAGGATCGGCAAATAAACCAATTTGTACTGAATCGGGAGTTAATGTTCCGTCAGGAACAAATGTGGATCGCCCATTGTTATCGAATCGAGTAATTACCGATTGTGATATGTATTTTGTTTTTTCATTGTGAAACTTGTTAGGACCGTATTTTGATATACCCCAGGTGCTAGGATAATCTATCACTTGGAACTGGAATGGGTATATGGATTCTGATATGTATTGGCACGACCCAGAGTCATATACTAGATTGTAATTTCCTGCCCCAGGAGCATATGAAACCATTTTATCACATCCTCCATTGCCGCTCAATATGTTCAAGTATTCTTCGAATTTTTCGGCTGAACGAGAGGCATAGAATGGGTTTCCATTAATCCATGTTCCCACCCAATCGCCATATGACCCACTCAATCCAACCCAATCGGTACCTGAAGGAAGCGTTGTGCCTGGAGGTAATTGCCTAAGATCAAACGGATAGTCAGTGTGCATCCTAAACATGAGAGATTCGTGCGGAACCCTCGACCCAGTGAAACTGTAGGCATTGATACTATTTACATAGTCCTCAAAATTGGTATCAGGCAACGCATCATACCATATTTGAAGTTTGTCAAGTACTCCAATAAATGGCCGACCGTTAATATCAGTAAACCATCCTCCGATCATGAAACGAGAACCAGTTCCATTGAATCGAATATTCGATGCCGTATCATAACAGACTGCGCTTGACGATATACGTATGATTTGATTTCCATATTGATTTCTCTGAACTACTAAATCATATGCCGCAGGCATGGAAAACACATTAGGCGTGAACTCAAACTCGGGGTCTGGCGAGTTTTTCCGAAGCATCACGTTGTAAATGTTTCCATCAAACAGAGGAAATTCGGGGCTGTATATTTCAAAAGTTTCGGAACCCGCATATCCAATACGGAAAAACATTTTAGCTGTATTTTCTTTTCGAACTCTAATAAACCCAATCGCCCAATCTCCCGACCCCGTTACATCTTGTGGTGTTGCATCATCCGATACCCTTCCCATCAAAATATGATTTTGATTATAGGCATATTGACTCGAATCATCTATCATCACTTTGAATATGAAAGTGGATGGGCCTTCGGGGAGGTTCAAACGAAAATGCTCGTAAGGAGAGGATGCATCCCATTGATGCATATATGCCCTCTCATATAGTGTATATGCCGCAGAATTATCCGTGTAATTATTCACTCCACCATATTCCCGAATACTTAACAAAGATGAAGGGATTCCATAACAAGACAATAACAAACGAATGGACTCTTCAGTTCCTTTTGTTTTATAAATCTGGCACAAATTATTCAGCAAACGATTACGTACTACCTTCAGTCTTTCTTCGGAAGACATGGCGTTTAGGCCCGCCACTTGATCAGAATTTAGATAATTGTTTATGAGATCGGATTGTTCGAGAGTATCGTCTAATTTCCAACCGAATGTTTCCAACATATAATCAACAATTCGACGGGTAAATGCCTCGGTGGAACTATTTCCAGGAGTTCTTTCAGAAGGTATATTTGCTATGTAAATGTAAATGTTGTCGAAAAAGTGACCTATCATTGATAGAAATACGATATAATCACTATTATCATCATTCGTCAAAATTTGAGAGGGGGTATTGTTAACCAGACTATCCGTGTTTGTTTTGTCATACTCTATCGCTGAGGTATCCATGTCCTCAACAAAACTAGCACTTACAAAACTACCATTCTCATATGCATAGTTTCCTGATCGGTACAAATATGATTCATATCCATCAAATGAGTTTACAATGTCGTCTATCTGACCTTGCAAAACGGTGTATTCGTTTGAATAGTAAGGATATGCACTTCCACTTGCCGCCATAAATGCTGTATTGATAGCGTTAAGATTAGCCACATATGAATTCAAATTCGCCAAACTGATCATTTTGTTTTTGAAAATTTTCAGTCTAACTTCTGCCGAGGAGAACACAATGAAATTACTAAACGACGAGGAATAGTCAATACTCAACTCGGATATATTTCGACTTACTGTCAACTCCCTCTCAGTAGCCGAATCATTTTTCAAATCGGTGGCAGTATATGCCATGTTATTGTTAGAAAAACTTACATCGGGGAGTTGGAGTGAAAAGTTTGGAGGCCCAATGGTAAAGACACTGGCACTACTTTCACTTCTAATAATTGCACCAATAACATAAGGTGCCAGTGATATATTGGATACCCAACAATTTGTTTGTAGCGTAACATCATTTGGTAGTGAGTCTTTAAGTTTTACCAGTAACGTCAGGGCATCGGTAGGAAGTGCTCTTTCATCTATATATGCGGTGTTTATTATCGGGAGAAGATTGTTGTTCCCGAAATTTAGCGAGTTCTTTAGATAAGAATAGTATTTGTCATTGTACGTTTGAGTCAACGTATCCGAGATTGGCTGATAGAAATATTTGGTGAAGAAATCATAAACAAATGCTTTAGCATCCCCGTATTGCTGTAATGGATGTTCTCCGATTGGCTTAAATTTCCTCTCAACAGACGCCGATACAAAAGCATTATAGTTTTGATCAATCGTTGAAAAGTCAATAACCATTTCCGAATTGGACACCATATAGTTAGTGAAATGTGTCCTAACTCCTTGGATGGTTATAATGTTGCTAATGATTAGTTCTGGTTCCTCGAAGTTCGTTCCGATGGGGTTAGTAGAATAAACAACAACATCTTCATAGATGTTTCTCAAAAAGTTAACCATTTCCCCATCTGTTTGAAGAAAGAAAACGTTTTTTATAGTATTGATTTCACTAACATATATGCTACTTATTTGACTATAAATTTGATCATACGGGCAGTTCTTGACGGATTGAAGATAGAGGGGAGAGACATCACTTAACAGTACATTCTTCTTACAAAACGCATCATATTGAAGAGATGAGGAAAACAATGGTGTGAGTTTTATTTCGGTTCTTGAAGGAGAGATGTCTTTAATAACCAACGGATTATCCATCGAACCCGCCATATTTCTAGTAAAATTGTACGTTAAGAAATAACTTCCGCTCGTAATACCAAACGAGGATGACACCTGATCCGCCGGGGAAACCAGAACTTTTTCATTTTTATAGAGAATGAAATTGGTGATTAGTTCTGAGTATGAATAATTGACTGGAAAATCAAGGGTGTTTATATATGAAAGAGTAATTTCATTATATTGTTTTGGCTCATCAATGACTTTCCACCCAATGAAACTTTTGTCTCTGTTCCAAACTCCAAGTTCAATCACATCATGAACGGAAAATCCATACCACAGATCGGATGTATATCCCAGTACAAACAAATTGTATTCCGTCGCATTGAGGTATGCCCCCATATTCAAACTAGAGGTACTGTCGGATACAAGTTGGTATGATGTAAAATCCATAGTTTAAATACTCGATGACGCCGGTGCTGATAGCAAAGGCGCATATGGGAAATTAGGAGAGAAATTGGCTTCTATTCTTCCCTGACCTAATGCTATTCGCAATCCTATGATAACTTGTTTTATAGCAACGTTTCCGCTTATACTGGAATCTTGTTCACTCTGACCAATTAGTCCATCCAACTTCTGCTTCAAGGTTATGTTTTCGGTCTGTAGAGTATTCAATTGCTGAGTAAGTGTATCAACACTAGATGTTATTTCTATGGTAGGCTGTACCGTAAACTCCTCAAATGATGCTGTATAGAAGGTATTTATTTTACCACTATCATAGTTAATATTGTAAAGAGGAAATGATAAATATACTTGAGAGAAGTCTGTGGATGCACTATTAAAAGTAAGGTTTCCTACGTTATCAAATTTGTAAGTGTAGTCCCCATATCGTTGAAAATTTTGAATATCCTGGGCAAAATCTGGCATATTAACACTCCACATTATACAATTTGTTACTCGCTTCATCGTAACGAATAAATAGACTCGGCTTAATAGTATTTATTATTCTGTTTTGTCTTATTATGTCCTTTTCTTTTCGGCTAGATTTATTGTGATTCGGTTCATCGTATTCAAACACTATATTTTTTTCTTTATCATATCCATCTACAAAATATCCATATAACTCAACCTCCCCGCCATTGAGAGCGTGTTGAAGATTCCACCCACGATCTTTATTCAAGGTATCTATAAATTTACAAGCAAATGGATTGTGGTTTTTTATTCTTCCCACAATTCCTTTTTTCTGTAAATCTCGTATAGTGGCAAGTCTAATTTTATATTTGGTTTCTTCGCTTCGAGCCTTTCCAATATTGGAGTCGGAAAGATTTGATTTATGTTTGTCAGAGAGTTTCCTTCCCGTTAAAGATTTCGACAATTTTCTCCTTGTCTCTGGTGTAATTTTTCTGTTTTGGCGAGATATGGATAGTTTCCTTCGGGTTTCGGCTGTAATCGGTGGTTTGTTTTTCGCCGCAACGCTCATTTTCAATCTGGTTTCATATGTATGCTTCTTACCCAATCTTCCATTCGGCATACCTTTTTTAGAACAAGATCGGCAAAGACAATTATTTCTATTGGAGTTATACCAAGAATCATACGATAAATATGCCAATTCTTTATTGCACTTAGGACAATTTCTTTTAAGTGTATGATTCATATTACCTTGTTAGCTTGAATATCTTACCAGTATCAATTGTATAACTATCTGTTTCGTCTCCAATACGAATAAGAACCCGATAGTATCTGTCCTGTGGTAAACTCGTCGTATCTATTGAGAAAAAACTTCCGTTAGGATATTCGCATCCTATCTGGGTATAACTATCAAAATTGACAACAATTTCATCGGTCTGGTTATCTTTTAGAGCATAATAAGACGACGAGGGCAGATATTGTGGTACAAGGTATTGTTCTTGTTGTGACGATATTCCAAAGTATTTGAGAGGATACTGCATTCTTCCAAACACATAGAGTTTAACGACATCTCCTGCTTTGTATTGAGGGTGAACATTTGTCAGGGTTACACTAAACGGTCGTTGAACATCCAATGGAGTGAGAACACTTGAAGTCAATAGCACACTACTGGTGTATGCGTAACTTGAAGTATAAACGCTGCCACTCAATTGTAAATGTAAAAATCCGCCAAGCAAATTTCCATTTATGAATTGTCCATTGAAACTAGCACTGTTAGGACCATCAAAAACGTACATTCCCAAAGCGACTCCATTCACGTATAACCCACTGACGGTTGCATATGCATAAGGATCAATTCCCGAAGGAAGTGGAATAGAAACATATGTTCCCAACAAAGTTGCTGCTGGCCAAGAACCAGTCAAACACGCATTCTCGAATTTGTAATCAACATAGTAAGCTGTAAATGCGCTTCCACTCCACACTCCACTGCTAAACACTGCTTTAGCAAGTGAAGCACTAAACGAACTTCCACAAGGACCAACAACAAGGAATATTTGTTGAGTAAGAAAACCTTGTACTGCTCCAAACACAGGAACTCCTACAATGTTTCCGCTTAATCCTTGCCCATTTGTAAATCCTTCGAGAGAGAAATAGGTCGAATCCAAATAATTTCCTGAACCCGTGCCATTGAGGAATATAGAAGGACTATTCAGTTGCCCAATGTAGAATCCTAACATAGTTGGGCTGGATGCACTTCCTGTAATCAATCCATAAATGAAACTGCTGGATATGGTGCTTGCACTTAACTCCACCACGCTATTATCCACGGAACCAGTGAAATAGTCCGTATAGAACCCCGTACTACTCCCCGAAATAGTTCCATTGACATAAGAAGCCGTTCCCAGAAATGAACCCGTAAAGCTTCCTGTAAATTGAAGTACGGGTGGGCTTCCATAATCGGGTGGTGGGGGTGCCATCTGAATATCTGTGTTTGGCAAAAACCCCCCATGATATGGGTCTAAATCCCATGCGGCATACCAGCTATCAAAATGATATCCATTGTTAGCATACCAAACGGCATTTGCTCCCGAATTATCCGGTGCTGAATAATTGAATGTCTGTCCGCTTGCTGTAATGTAATTTGCCCCCAAATTGATAAATGCACTACCCGAAAAACTTCCACTAACTCCTCCTATTATGGAGAACGATGATCCTTGGGTTATTGTCCCGCTGATCCCCGCTGAAGCTGTTGCAATTAGAATGCTTGCGGTAGAAATACTACCTGTGCTAAACGTGAAATCCGACCAAGCAACATCAAGATATGGTGAATAGATGGTGTTGGTGTCACGACTAAAAAATTTCAAGGTAAAACCATATCCGTTAGGATTTAGTTCATCGGAACTTAGCAGGATAACTCCTTCGTTAACCATACTTCCATTCAGCCATGCATTCGCCATCTGGGTCAAATCCATGTTTATATCACTGGTTTCATATGAAAAACTCTGACTACATATTGATGTAGTGTAAAATGTTCCTCCACCATACGCAAAAGATTGTGTTAACAAAGAGGGGTATGTCAGAAAATCAACAGAAGGTTTAACTCCACTTATGCTTGGAACATACCATAGAGTTCCTCCATTATAGTCTCGATATCTCCAGCTTACTCCTTGATCGGAACCTCCATCCGAAAAATATCCATCGCCCATATTCCAACTCTGGTTCAAGGCAAACCCGTATATGGTATAGTCTATTGGAAGATCATATTCATTACAAACTTTCAATTTCAAAGAGAACGATGGGTTTATAATAGTTCCGTTCGCAATTGATGTGGAAATAGCCGTAAGATCAAACTTTAATAGAGCACGATTAACGAATTGATTATCCTTCGTAGTCCAGTTTGGCTCATTGCGAGTATCAATTCCTGAACCCGTTCCCGTCATACAGGCGCTCGATCCTGTCAATTGACCCGAAAATGTACCGATAACGTATAGTGTGGAGTCAACGGAACCACTTATATATCCATTCACCAAACTCCCAGATATAGACCCTGATGTCACGATTTTAACTCCATCTATAGACCCGCTAAAATAGGAAGCCGAGAATATGAGAAAACTTCCGGAAATGTTTCCGTTTGCATAATCAACACTTCCGCCAAAATCTCCAACAAAAATTCCCGTGAAACTTTCAAATGGTTGGCTTATGAATGTAGCGTTGGTATAAACATAGTCCTTCGTCGGACTCAAATATCTTTGGGGTTTGTTGTCCGTTCCTATCAAAAGCATTTCGTCCAACCCAAAGTTTTTACTATCCCAATTCGTCTGGTTGGTTATATACGTGTCTTTAGATGGGTAAATAAAATGGTGCATATTAGAGTGTTGATCCTTTGATATCTGAATCTGGATATTTTATCTCAAAAATAGATGGGTCTGTTGATGGATAAATGATTCCATTCTTGGTCGCTGCTGATATATCATATTGAATTGGAGAATAAATTCCATCCAATACTGTTTTATTTGATACATCAACGCTTACTACCGATTGTACCCCGTCCACTTTGGCAATTTCCAATTGTAATTGACTCAGGTTAATCGGCTGAGAAAAATTCCATTTGTCAATGTCAAAAAAGTTCTGAACTGCTGTAATGCAATTTGATAAGACATCCTTTTTGTTGAATCCCTTATATACAGTTATCACAAAATCCACACCTATGTTGATAATGTATCCATCAATAATATTAACCCCATCGGTCATCATCCTGAATTGTTTTAGGTAAGTAATGATATTGGTTATCAATGCCGGATTCACTTGAGTCAGTTGTTTATTGGCATCATAGGACAGCAAATATACATTGATCGCAAACGGGTTAGTCACATCATATGCAAGTTGACGAAAATAATTGTTGTTATTAGTATCGAGTACTTCTCCTATGTTATTCGTGTTAACGACCCCCGAAAGCATTTTGTTTACTCCAACGGACAAACTGGTGTCAGCTACAACTTGAGCCTTGGCTACAGAACCAAACTTAGCAGGAAGAGAATAAATTCTAACCAAGAAATCATCTTGCGTTACAGCCCTACTCTGAGCGGCAAAATTCGCCACTGCATTCATTTTAATTTCATCATCCGTTTCCGCATCCTCACCACCCACAGTAGGGGCAGGGTTGGTTACTTGAACCGAGTTTTCCACTGTGTTTAACAGAGTTACTTGTTCAGGAAGTAAACCTTCCGAAGAGTTAGCAAAATCCATTGATACTATGTTAATTATTTCTCCTGTTTGAGAATTGGATGCCAATCCTCCACCCACGAGGTACTGAATAGTAAGTGTAGTATTGGTAGGGGCAATTCCATAATTCTCATTGTTAAGAAAATTACTAGGGTCTAAGGGAATGTTTACTGATTTAGCATTACTAAGTCCAATTCCAATAAGATTGGAATCGAACGTCACTATTTCGTCATCCACTCCATTTATTCCTGCTCCGAACTGCAATGTTGTCAAATTGTTTTCATCAACAATCGTTATGAATCTGCGGGATGTTTTGAGAAAGTTCAGTATGTAGGGAACAGAATCTTTATACTGGTTAAGAGACCCCTCAAATTCTACATCGTTTGGTACGGCTATGGGTACTAATTCTTGTGCCATGTAATCTACTTCGTACCAAATATTGTTGTCTGAATCAACCACACTTACTATACCAAGAACATTATCCTCATCCAAAGTTATCTCATAAAAAGCTTGAGGATCAAGAACCACTTGTTGTTTTTGTAATATTTGTCCCGCTGAAATTGGACCGCTCTTTTGAAGCAGGAAAAACTCTGGAGTTCCATCGGAATTCCTGGAATAGACCGTATCAACCCTTGGGTTTTGGGCGGTGTTTATAGTAAAATCAACACTTTGGTTGAGAACATAATAGACCAATGATTTGTTTGAAAACTGAGCATTTTCCTTTATCAAAAGCATATAGTTCGGGTCTGGAAAATAGTTTCCTTCCCCATCGGTTGCCGATGGGCAAATCTGATAGATATTAATAGTTCCAGTAGCAGCACGAGAAGGTTGCACTTTATAGCCAAGATACCCCGCCAAGTTTACAATGTTTCTTCTCTCACTTGCACTTGACATTACGCCTTCTTTGAAAGCATAATCCGTGTAATAACTTAGAACATCACCAACGTAGGCAGCTTGTTCAATAAACATCATCCCAGGGGAAGCTGGAGAGAAATCTTGAAATGTGTTAGGGTAATATGTTTTGGAAAAGCTGATAAGAGCTTGTCTCAGAGTATTAAAATCCTTGTTTAGATATCGGATATCTTTACTATTTGGTGTGAAGTTTTTTTGAACTGTGCTTGCCATAGTTAAACCTTTGGAGAATTGAGGACAATATCAACTACATCCTCCTGTTTTATTGAATCCACTATATATGTCACGGCGATGTACAACTTATAAGTATCTGTCTGTTGTGCTACTGTTTGACTATCATCATATTTCACTTGAACGGAAGATACACTTACTCCCGGTATCCATTCGGCTATGTCCTCTTTTACAATTTGGCTGATCTTATCGCTGATTAGGTCATCATTTTGCTCAAATATGACAGTCCACAGCCTACTTCCAAATGAAGGATTCATCCGTCTTTCACCGGGGATGGTTCGCAACAGGTTGATTATATTCATTCTATAAGCAGTAAACGAATCATAGGATTGATCAAAATACCCACTCTTTTCCCCATCTCTAAGCGGGAAGATCAATCCTATTGGTGTATTTTTGACTACTGTGGACATTATTTCTTTCCCTTTTTCTGATCAATAAGTTTCATCATTTGAGAATAATTCCTTGTCAATGCTTGAGCCACAGGTTGAGCCAGTGGAACTTCTCTTGCCACATCAAGTGCCGATACTCCTTCTGGTAATACTTCTGCCAGTGGAGCGTGATTGCTCTCTTGTCCTTCTACCAAAACTGGTGGTCTTGATATAGGAATTGATGGAACATGATTCATAGGCGTTGGTTGTCTATTATTTGGCATAGGCATTGATGGAGCGTTTTTCATGAATGGTGGGTCGTTATCGGCAACTGATTCCATCATCATGCCGGGAGCCATTGCCACGGAAGGATTGTATCCTCCTTGAAATGCGGCCATACCTACCATACTTTCTCTGCTTCTCAAATCCGACACCGTTTCATTCAAAATAGCATTGATTTTTGGGTCTTTAGTAAAATGTCTCATAGGTCTCGGGCCATTTGATGGCACGCTTTCGGGCGCTCTCCTTATCACTGGATTACCTGCAAAAAGCTCCCTTAAAGATGCTTTGAAAGCCGAGTTGTTTTCCGCTGGAAGAACTTCTTCCTCTTCGACTATATTGTCTTGATTTGGCCGAACGTGTTCAATTTGTTCAGTGATTGTTTCTCGTGGTTTACCCATCATATTCTGAAAGGTCTCAGCAATAATGCCTGGTAGTTGTTTTTTAATTTCCCTACGGACAAGATGCTCGATTATTTGTGTGAGTTGTGTGAGTTCTGACTTTTTCATATCTATAAATATTGGTTTATGATGACTAGGAAGTGTTTTTCTTAGATTTTACTCATGAATCCGTCAACCGCAATCTTCCAATCATCATTGGTAACATTAGTTGGTGGCAAATTATCTGATTCCACTATACCGGAAGCTGATAAATTGGATATTTTCTGATCCCATTCGGCTTGTACCGTTGGACTTGCTGGCACACTTCCCGAATAAATACCTTGTGCTTTAGACCTTCTTCCACCACATCCGGCACCTTTTGCTGCGGTATTTTTATCAGTTTGTGACATATCCTTAGTAGAATCCGCCACAGCTTCTGGAGTTGACGTATCAATCTGACTCAATACATTTACTACCTGTGTCTCTGCCGCCGCAGCACCTAATCTACAATCTATTGCTTTCCATCCTCCCGGCTGACCAGATGTACTAGGAGTTTTTGACAGATTTGGTATTGCAGCTAAATTGACTTGTGTTCCTTCGCCTGATACCGCCGCCGCAGCGGTGGTTGCCGACGATGCTCCGAGAGGACATCCCTGTGTTCCTTGTACCGCACCAGCTTGAATTTCAGCAGATATTTGTTGATTCTGTTGGTCTATTTTCTGTTGTGCTGATGATGTGGTCGGTATCGTTAATGGGGGTGGAGTTATTATAGGAGGCACTGATGAGCTAGGAACTAATGGTAAAGTAGGAAGAATTGGAATTGTTGGAATTGCTGGTTGGCTTGTGGATGACTTTATGGATATAATAGTTGTATTGGGAACAGATGTCGTCTGAATGTTCGGAGTTTGAACATAGGGTGGAGACTGAATTGGTGGAGAAATTAGCATGTTAGAATTTGTTATCAATTACTATTTTAGTTGGAGGTACTCCACCGGGAATACTTGCACCGTCTTGCCCAGGAGCAAATCCACCGCCAGTCACAAACACTCTTCGGCTCAACAAATTATGAAGAGCATCCCGCATTTGAATCAATATCTGTATTTCAACTGGAGTTTGGGTATTAAGAGGGTCAGGTTGATCGCTATTGTATTTTTGATCCTCCCAACTTTCTTCTATAATGTGAATATGATGATGCCAATGTGTATGGTTAATTAGCCAGTTGCACAATTCATATAACCAATTGATAGTAGTTTGCCCGAGTAAAACTGGTTCATCTGTTTTATCCATTTCTCCCAAATAAATCGCCGGAGAATTCAATACGGTTTTAACGTGAGTAGTTAGTACAATCTGATCATGAGCATCTACTGTATATTCACTGTCGGTCACGACCGAATAACGTTTTTTGGAATAGTGAAACGTTTCATCATATCTGGAGGAAAGAATGAGTCTATCGGAATTGATTACTATCATTTCACCTTTCAACGGGCTTGGATAGGCGAATTTGCTCGGGCCTCTAAACTTCGGGACTTCCTCATCTTTATCGTCGTGAAACATTCTTTTGAAACATGTCGTCACCCATTCGCTAACGGTTAACCCGCACGTAATATAAATGGACGATCCATCGTGATTGATATTCTCTTCCAAATATCCGCCTACATTTTTCTCCTGAGTTGTTCCTACTATTGTAGCCGGATTGGGGCTATCATGTAATGAAAGTGTTTCTCCAACATCTAATAATTTACGTTGGCGGTTGCGAATTATTAGCATTGGGTTTCCACTATTTTTGTAATCGGGAAGCTTGGGGTCTCCCACATCATTATCACGATTCTTATCAAACGCCTTGAAAAGAATTCCGTTTCCATGTCGGCTTTCAACCAATAGATCGCCCTCAAATCGCTTTAGTGTTCGGGTCTTGTTATTCGCATAGTAATATTTACCCGCATAACCCGTTACACTTTTTGTCTCTTTCCAACTCGTGTTTGATTTTATCTTTCCACTATATGGAGAGGTTGAATAAAGCTCAGTATTATCTTTACCAGAAGTGTCGCTATTAATCCCAAAATCCAGGGCGTTATTCACCCAGTTATGTCGGTTGACCTTTTTGGTGTAATATATCTGATCCGACAACCTTATTAATACAACCAGTTCGTTTATCAAAGGAAACTCGGAGAGATTGCCCTCTAATGGAAATGCCCATAGTAATTGATCTTTATCTGTCAGACTTTCAGATAATAGTGATCTAACTAATGCCCTACCTATCCAAGTGTAATCTAAATCATTGTCAGAGGGTGGTCTATCTTTGCAATCTCTCGGCCAACGGTCAGCATCAATCAGTTTATGACCAGATTCCCCCGAACTAAAAACCGGATGCTTTTCATCCATTACTATATCTAACACTACTCCCAGTTCCAATTCGTAAAATTCCCGCAATCCAGCAGCTTCGCCAGTTTGACCCGTAGTCAACCCGTAACTATCGAGGGTTCTCGGGTTCTTTGTTGAATTTTTCCAGTAAGCCATAAATTATAGGGATGAAGAAATTTGTAATGGAGATTCTACCTCTTTTTTTATTTCTTTTAGTGTTTCTAAGTCTCTAATCCTCGCTTGTAGAAGCCCCTCCTTTTCCTCTTCACTCAACCCTGCCGTATCTCCACCCGAGGCTTCAAGCTGTGTGGATTGTAAACGCTGAACTACCGCTGATAGTTTTACAAGCTGTTCATCATTTTTGATACCACATTCTATGAGTTCTTTCAGTTTGGGGATGAATACAATAGCAGAATTGGCATCCGTAATATAAGTACGAGTCTGAGTTAACAGAGTATCTAACTGGTCTTTTTTGCTTTGGGAGCGGTCTATAATATCCTTACACAAATCACGAAAGGTTTTACCATTACATACATCAAAATCTAAGTTGGGCATATACCTATAAATAGACACAGAGGCCCAAAATTGAGCCTCTCATTGTGATTTATTTTAACTCTTAAGCTGCGCTGAAACGATCCATATTAACATCACCATCTTCCATATAAGATTTTTGAATGTTATCATGGTATTGTTTCATTTTGTTTATAACCTTGGTAATCTGCTGAGTCTTACACATTGCCATTTCTCTAATGTATAGGTACAAAGCTTTTTTGTTGTACGCATCAATTCTGTCCGATTTCCTAAACAGTTCGACCACGGCATTTGCAATGTTAAGGTCTCTCTGTTTTACGAAAATCTTATCAACATTTTTTTCCCAGAACTGAATGATAAGTTTGATGAAATCGGAAATTTCTTGTTGAGCATAGTACTTATCACATTGCTGGAGTTGCACTGTGTTTTCATCTTTCTCGTCACTAATCTCAACATTCTGTAGGAATTTTTTGTAGTTAGTATTGTTCAGCAAAATGAGATAGTGTTTGGCAATAATGGAAAAGTATGCGAACGCTCTTGTTTTTTTATTAGGGTCGGCCCTGCTAGAACGAGTGGGATCGAACTTGTGCATATTTGCCACAAGATGGGATAGGCATTCTTTTTGAACATCTAAAGGCCCAGTTTCAAAATAACTGAATTTGAAGGTGTTGAACACGTTCTCTACCAACTTTTGAAATGGGTAATGTATTTTGTCTTGGAATATCTGCTCACGGATTGTTTGATCCTCCGTTTTGTTATACAGAATGATGGCGTCTTCTGTTTCTTGGGTAAAGTACATCCGAGATACCCCGTTTTTGGAGCGGCGTTTACGGGGTCTTTTTTCATGTAATTCAGCAGTTATTTCTACTGCCGGTACAGACATTGGCTTTAGATGCCTTCTGTATTTTCGTTTGTGAACCTTATAATGTCTCTGTTTTTTCTGACTTTTATAAGTACGTTTCCCGAACAAATGGTCTTTATTTTTTCGACGGCTGTATTTTCTTTTGGAGTGCTTCTTGGATTTTCTCATTCAATTTTCTCATTCAATTTTCTCATTCAATTCTTTAATGAGGTCTTCCAAATCCTTGAAGACATGCCCAACTTGATCGTCCGATTCAAATAATCCTTTGTCGTTAACCGAAGTAGCCCGAATTCCCTGTTTATCTATATTTCTCATCGAAGCCAATATTTCTTCTGCTCTACCTTTTGTGGTAACGATCCACTGTTCATAGATGCTGATTTTTCTCAGGAGTATTTGAATTAGTTTGAAAGTTGAAATGTTTATTCCCAAAGAAATAATCAGACCTACAATTAAAAGAAATGTTATCATATGTTAATCATCTTCGAGAACTTCATCATCATCCAAACACTCTTTCATTGCCTCGATGGTTTCATCCACACCATCCCAATTTCTTTCTTCTTTTGCATTTTGAAGAAGTTCTATAAAATAAAGCATATCTGACTTGTCTATTTGATTTTCCACTTGATTTTCCTTTGGTTTTCTTGTCATATATATAACCCATTTCAAGAAAACTACAACAAATCAGTGTGTATGTAAAACAAGATCAGACCCCGATTTGAAACTCTTCCATTCGGATTCCCATATGTATTTGACCTCATACCCCATAGCCTTAAGAGCATCAAACCTATGTCGTGTTTCGGATAACAACTCTCCAAAAGTTTTATTTTTAGATGGATTCTTGTCAGTTGAATTATATCGGGTAGGATTTCCGTGCCAATAATCCCCGAGAAACTCATAAATAGTATTCCCTTTAATTCCATCAACAATGTAATGTCCTACCGATTTGATTCGAGCAGCTACGTCAATATAATCCATAAACTCTTGTTCTGGCTTAGACCATTTGATGTTATTGCATTTTTCATACCCGCATCTTAAACAACCATACCCAGTCAAATGATTATTTGGACACTGAAAAAACTCTCCGTGTTTGCGGCAAATGATAGATACTTTCGTCTTACCATTTTTATACTTTGTTGTACTATAATCATATAAATCTCCGTGGACTTCTTTTGCTTTCCGTATAAAATCTGGGGTAGTATCTCTAAGCCCGCCGTGGATTTTATTCCATTTACACTTTGGGCATCCATTTCCATTTAGATGATTGTTTGGGGTTTGTAAAAATTCTCCGTGAATCGGGCATTCTATTATAATTTTATTGTGACTATTACAATAGACAACATTTCCATAAAAATATTTAGGGCCATGAGTTTTCACGGCTTCTTTCACAAATTGTTCTGTAGTAAGTTTTCTCAATATCGTGTAACTTTATACTAACCAAAAGTATATGTCAACTTATTATAATTCTAAATATTTTTATAGCCAATTGGGTCTTGGCGCTGGTCTATCGTCCTTTTGAGAAGGTAAAACTGAAGATGGTATAGACGCTGAAGAAGTCAGATTGGTTACAACATTTGGAGGTAAATCAACTATCTTCTCATTTTCCAAAGATTGAGTTACCCAATGAGCTTTAACTTCGGCCAACGGTGAGGGAGAATATGTTGGAAATTCTGTCTTACTCAATTCTTCCTTTTTATAGGCTACTACGTTATAGGCGAGGATAAGTGCCACGGCTAAGGGATCAAACACGAAGATAAGTGTAAATATAAACCATTTAGCTACCTTGTCCAAACTAGTGCCAAACTGTTCGGCTACAAATTGAAATGTTCGTATGTCCTTCTTACCCGCTGAGGAGAACTTCATATCATTTACCTGCTGATCTATTTTTTGGATATTATCCGTTGTGGCCTGAATACGATCCTGTTCTGTTTTGATATTCTCATCAGCCGATTTAATCATATCTACTGTTTGAGCCTGCAATTCTTTCAATTGTAGGGGGTTCCGTGAAAGAAATGCATTGGTCATACCTTCGTTAAGACGTATTTCCTGAACCCTTCTCATGTCATTCAAAGTTTGAATTCGGGATTTAGACTGGTTTATCTTATCAACAAGATACGTTTTCTGACCTTCTATAAGGGTAATTTTTTCTTGGTTGGCTTTGAATTCCAAGGACGATTTTTGATATGCGGCACTTAAATATCCAAAAATTCCAAGTGATGTTATCAACATCAAAACGATAACGGCTAGGCTAAGATAGGTTTTAAGAAATCCTCGTGTCTTGTTCCAGTAACGATAAAGAAAAGTTACGGATACGAGTTTACCAACCTCTAAGGATGATGCCATGAGAGCGGTAAGAGTAAACGCACCGGCAAACAACGTGGCAATACCATATACGGAAAAAAACGCTGCTACAAAAGCAACGGTTAAAGCGGTAAGACCGAGAAGCTTATCAAAACGGATAATCTTATCAAGGATACGATCTTTCATATCTGTGATTGATTAATGGAGATTACCCGCTGGAACAGACTTGACGAGAATTCCACCGTCAAAATACAAAACAGTTCCTCCAATACTAATACTTCCACTCAATCCTTTTTTATTTTCACAGTAGTAACCATTGGAGTTTATTGTTCCGCTGACTTGTAGAGAATATGGATAAGTTACTACATATCCATAATTACCTTTAGAGTCTGGGCCGGTATAAGTACTCTGGGTAATCTTATTATAAGTAGGATCAATAATGACATTGTGTCCTTGAATATGATAATCTTGAGTATTGGAATATGTTCCATAATGGCCTGGAGAAGGCGGAATAATTAAATAACTCGCTTGGCCTGGGTTAGCACTTCCAGTATCAAACAAAGGATCGGGATCAACATTGAGAACCTGCAAGAATTTGACTCCTCCTCCGGGGCCACCCGACCATGAAGCTGCTCCTATGTCGAATTCAACAATATCTCCTTGTATGTGGTCAATGAACAAATCCACGGACATTTGGGGATCACGGGTATCACTAGTAGCGGAAGACCAATTGCTTATTCTTATCTTTTTAATCCAATCGTTTCCATATTGAGCAGAATAGAGAACCGTAGCAGATGTACCTCCTGCATAAATGTGATTGAAAATCTCCATATCAATCATTTGTTCACTACCATTCGATGCGCCAGAAGGATTGGCAGAGTTTCCATGTACCCATACTTTTAATCTTCCAAAAAATCCATGTTGATTATTGGAAGACACTTCTCCTCTGGATGCCGCTGCTGCAACTGTGTTGTAAGGGGCAGCAGAAAATTGACCGGCACTAGCAATTCTTACCCATTTTTTGTTAAACGAAGAAGATATTCCTCCAAGAGTAGCAGGAATAGTTACCCACGAGCCACTGAAATTACTTCCAGACCAAAACGTGTTTGGTATAATTATGCCTGGGGGTATGGGGCCAGCACTAGCGGTAAACCACCACAACATCATATCGGTGCCTATTAACCCATCCGATATAATATTTCCAGGGGAATAGATTCCAGCCACCCCACCATAAGGAATAGGCCCAGGCCCATATGGATTTCCGAAAGCAATAACATTCCAGCTTGAACTATATAAATAATCCGGTCGGTTTGGATTAGCTATTTGTGGAGCTTGAAATATAGTTTGTGGGCCTGCCACGATAATGTTTTGAATAGGATTGGGAGGAAATTCGTAATTATATAACGCACTCTGATAAATTGAAGGACTGCCTTGATTTGAAGGGTCTGATATTAAACACCCGTTAGTTTCGAATCCTCCAATTTTGTGAGTAAGCCAAAACGGAAAGTAGTAATTATTTCCCGTTAAATTGGTCTCCAGTGAATAGGTAGCATAAATTGATTGAGTAGAGTATAAAGACTGAGTTGAAAACGAACTCTGAAATGACATTGATGCCCACGAAGATGAAATGTTTGGAGTACTATTTAGTGCCACAGAAGCAGTGGCGGCATAAGATGCGGTGTTAGCTAGACTAGAAGAAAGAGAACTGGAAGCCCATGACGAACTTAAAGCATTGTTAGCATAGTTGGCTTGACTAGAGGAAAGAGAACTAGACGCCCACGATGAACTAACTGAATAATTCGAATATACTGAGTGCGTCATCAATGATCCTATATCTTGCAAAGAAGCTCTATAAGTGGTCATCGAGGAACTATGCACCAATGGAAAAAAATCTTCCGTGTTTGCTGCCGGTGTTATAGGATCGAGTTGACTAATTTTGATGTCGAAGTCTGCCATATGTTAATCCTTATGATATTACTGTCCACCCATTTCCTCTAAGCGTTGCAATGTTAGCGGCAATTCCGGGTGCCGAGGCGCTATTGGCGTTCCCAATAATTTTCAATGTTCCGTTAGATATTGGATAAATTGGGCTGGTTGCATTGGAGGCAAGCCCACTTCCAATAAACCCTATACATGATGGTGTTAATTGACAGTACGATACGTCACAATATGAAAGTGATACTGGCATAACTGTCGGAATTGTAGTAAGTGATGATGAATGTATATCAAAATAGGAGAGTGATAGTGGTAATGATGGTGTCAACCACGATGCCAGATATGAACAACTCGCCATTGAAAATGTTGTTATGGAATCGGGTATGTACGATGGAGTACTTGTAACATTAAGGAAATCGGATAAAAATATTGTCAGAGAATTTGGAAGACTATTTGGCAACGACAAACTAGGATTGTTAGACCAATTGATATACGACATGGTGCTTGGAAGGGAAAGAGTACCATTGATATTATTATTGGAACAATTCAAATAGGACATTGTAGTATTGGATAATGATTGTATTGATACAACACTACAATTTGCTAATGACATGGAGAAAATAGCCGCTGGCACTCCACCAATTGATGTTAATGATGGATTATTATCTATAATCAATGTCTGTACTTCGTTTAACGTCCAAGTATAAGAAAGTTGATTTACCGATCCTGGCGGAACAGTAAGTGCTGTTACAATAGGAGCTACAGAAGCAATAGTAGATGCCACTCCGCTCAACGCCACTCCACTTGCTGTGAAATAAAGAGCAGCATTTGACGGGACAGATGAAAAATTCAGTTGTTCGCCAGCCGAAACACTCAAAATGTCACTCTCACTGGAAATTCTGAATTTGGAATATCGGGCTGGTTCAATAGTAATTCCTACGGAGGCGGTAACATAAACTAAATAAAAACCATAAAGAGATGTTTCTCCTACGAGAGAAAATGGATACTCCATAGAACCAGACACATTTGAAACACTTGCAAAATTCATATTAACAGGTGAAGAATCCAGTGATTGTGTAATCCCAGTATTTCTGTCTAGGACAAACAACCCAATGTTACTATTCAAAATTCCAGAAGATGTAAATGGAACAATTACAGTTCCCCAAACCTCAAAGGTAGTAGGAGTTTCCCCGCCCAAAGAGGGGAGAATAGTTACTACATCAAGTTGAGAGGATGATAGGGATTGGGTTATTGCCGTATAGATTCCATAATCATTTAATACCCCCGCTATAAT